TTCCTAAGGTTAAGCTTCTGAGTCGTCTGATTCTTCGTTATCTTCCGATTCTTGATCTCCGCCATTCATATCCTCCATCATTGGCAATTCAGGCATGATAGCCATTTTCTCGTCCATAATTTCTTTTAGATATTTCTTAGCTTCTTCCCTATCCTCAATACCTTTTAGCTCCATGATCGCATCCACTTTAGACATAACTCCTAGATCAATCTTCTTCTCTAGGTTCATGAGCTTCTCACCTTCAGTCTGTACCATTTCAGGCTTAGCATATTCGATCATGACTTCAGATTCTTCACTTACAGAGCCTAATCTATATTTAGGATCTAGCTGATCTGATCCTTCAAGTACTCTCTGCCATGCTAAGATAATCTTGTAGATGTCTTGTTCTGCATTTCTGAATTTATCGTAATCATCGATATGAGCCTCGATACGGCTGATACCTGCGATGAATCTGTCGATTCCTGATGTAAAATTCTGAGTAGATCCATTACTGTTAATAACTTCTCCACCTAGACCTTCTGAAGTAGTGAAGTAGTTTAGCATTCTGTCTACTGCATCAGATATCTCACCAATAGAGCTTGATGGAGATGCGAAGCTGAAATCTACTTCTTTATCAGGATCGTCAGTAGGTAACTTAAGTAGCATCGCTGCTCCAATAACCTGATTCTGAGGCTGAAGCTCTGATGGAGCTTTTAGAATCCCTACAGAATAGCCATTTAGCTTACAGTTGTTTTGAAGATCTGATAATGCAACGTTGAACTGTACAGTAAAGTCAGTCAGCGTATTTGATGGACGTACGAAGTACTCATAGTCTTTATCTTGAGCTACTTCAAAGAATGGCATGATACCCTCTTCAGCTAGTGGAGAAGATATGTCGATAGAGTTATCAGGCTCTCCTGTATCAGGATCAATTATCTCTCCCATCCCATTCATCATGAAGTTATATTCTTTAGTCCATACAATGAACTTCATAACATATTTTCTAAATTGATACTCATCAGCTAAATCGTTATCTAATGTCTCAGTCTCATTGGCTGCTGATCTAGCCCATCTTGGACGGTTACCTGTGGCAGTATCTAGATCTTTTTTATCATAGTAATATTGTAGGTAATCTGTCCTATCAAATACACTTAAGACGTAACCTGCTGCTGATTCAGGATCTTCCATATCTACAATCGCATCAATCTGATGCATCTTAAATATACGAGCGATAAGCTTACCATTTTTAGGTACTATCATTCCGATAGTCTGATCTTGATAGATATAGTTCTTATTAGCCTTGTTTAACTTCTCATCAATCTTAGCATCCGTGTAAATCTTACGAAGAATCTCCTGCTGCTCATCGGATACATCAGTAAAGGTACGATCAGGCTTTTTCTTATAAATCGTAGCTTTCTTATTTACTACAGCTCTTTGGATATTGATTGAGGATACAATCGGCATCTCTCTAACTGATTCAATATTGAACTGAGATTCTAGAGCTTCTTTAACATACTGCTCTAGCCTTCCACCTTGAACTTCAGAAGATCTTAAGCTCCATTGTTTACGAGCTTTCGTGTTCTCCTTGTCATGATCTTGGATGATCTTAAGTCTATTTTCCTTAATACTTAAATCTAACATGATTGACTTCCTTATCTATATTTATTTATGCTTATTGGCTTACTTGTTATACCGATTGGAAATAATGCCCACGCTAAGTACCCTAGAGAATCTGAAATATGCGTAAGCATCTTCGCATCTCCTTTCTGATCTAGCTTTCCATCTTTCCAAGCTACTCTCTCAAGATCATTGATAAGCTTCTTGCAATTCTTATCAATCTTAATTCTCCCCTCAGTTAATAGTCGATTGATATTATTCACTCTGTCAACTTGTAGAGGATTTCTAACGCTAGGAATCGTAAATCCATTAGCTTTAAGGATCTCAAAGTCTGATTGACCTGATGTCTTACGATTCTTCCCGGTGGAGTCAGGATATACTGTAGCTCCTCGATAACCTTTCTTCATCAATGCATCAGTCATTTTAAAAGTATCGGAATTCTCTAGATATACCTCGTCTATAACGTGAATCTGTCCGTTAACTATCTGACATATAGTCGCTGTCATCGGGTGGACGTTGAAGTCCATTCCAATCTTAATAGGACTCATTGACTTAGATATATTCCCAACGTGCTTATCTCTATCGAATGCATAGTACGCTTGTCCATCGTCAGACTCTGCAAATTTACCTAGTAGGAATCTATCTTTCTCCTTCTGTGGCATCTTATCTAGAATCTTCAGATAGTTCTCATCAATATTCTCAATATTATCCATTGGATTCATAACCATAGATAAATAGTTATCATGATCTTCTATAGGCTCATCATCTACAGGATCAATACCTCTAATGAATAACCAATAACTCCAATGAGCTTTAGAAGGTGGGTTCATATCATAGTAAACTTTCTTAGCAAGCTTCGTCTTCTCTGCTAATCTTGAAAGTACTACTTGGATCGAGTAGTAACTGATTTCACTACATTCGTTAAAATATAAGGTGGAGAATTCTTTACCGAGTACCTTGTCGACTCTCTTATCGTCATCCAATCCGCAAAACCATATTTCTGATCCATTAGGTAACGTTATGTAGTAGTCCGTCTTATTATATTCTACTGGTAGATTAGGAAAGCATATATTAAGAACTTTAGGAAGAGTATCAAGAAATATAGAGGTCTTAAGGGAGTTGAACGTCTTTCTAAATATCCCATGACGTGACTTACACTTGGAGGCTCTAACAATAAGTGCAAAAATAAGTATAAAGGTCTTTCCACTTCTAGAGTCAGGATCCGCCATATAGCATATTATGCAGAGCATTCGATGCTATTAGACGGACAGCCTCCTTCTGTTTAAAAGTCTTCTCGAAATCTAAAGCCAACTCCAAGTCCTTTTACGAGATATATCTTTAACGATATTGTAGGAAATACCTAACTTATCGCTGATATATTTAAGTTTATATTTTGATTCAATAAATGTTTTTACTGTCAACGCTGTCAGCTCATCAATCTTAGATGTTGGGTTATTAGATCCTCTCATAGAGTTAGCTAACCCTATATCAAAAGCGTGTTTAACATTTTCAGATCGAGTAACCCATTCTAGATTTTCTACACTATTGTTAGTTTTATCCCCATCTATATGGTTAACTTCCTTATTAACTTCAATAGTGTAAAAATGTTCTGCTACAATTCTGTGTATCTTTAAAGTAGTTAACTTCCTATCTTTAGATAAAGCCACTCTTAGATAACCAGAAGAATCTAAAGCGGGCTTCAATATTCTTTCTTTTATTGTGTGAGGTCTTCCATTACTTCTAACCTTAACTCTAGGTAAACTTTTAACTCTACCTAATGAGGAAATAAGGTACATACCTTCATAGCCTTTAATATGCCTCCACTCTTCCATTACAGCTTCTCATCCTCAGAGTCTATCTTGATTTCGATATTCTTATTAGTCTGCTCTACATGAGAAGAGTCTTTCATATCTGTACAGTTAGTCGCTACGAATTTAGCAAATCCTGCATTAAAAGTACCGTTGAGTCCGCCTTTAATTATCATAGACTTCTGCTTAGACTTTAACTTATTAAAAGCGTCCGAAAATTTAGGGTGTTGCGTCACCCAATTGTAGAAAGTGTCCTTAACAATATCAGTCTCAAGTAAGAATCCTTCCACCGTTGGAATTCCATTGGATCTTGACTTAGTTACTGTAACGGCTCTACCTTGAGAAGCTGTCTCTTCCTGATAGACTTCGTACTCTTCAAACTGCTCTACATACTTTAATAATTTATCGGAATATTCATCAGTATATTTCGTAGGTCGACCGACCTTTCTAGGCTCGTCTTTCTTAGACATATTGTATCTCCCTTGACACCGTCATGTTGAGTAATAGCACCGCTATTAGATTTAGAATGTCAAGGATTTTATGAATTGGCAATAAAAAAGCCTGAAATTCATCAGGCTCATTGACATTAAACTACAACTTAGACTGCATCCATGCAGGAATTATGAAGATTGGATATCTTCTTTATATTCTTCTTTCTTTCCACCGTCAAGTACTTGCCAAGATTCTCTAAGCCTATTAGCTACAGCTTGAACTCTTATAACTTCCTCATATCTATTGTCTTGACACTCATTGGAGATCTCGATCGTATACCTTCTAAGGATGTTCTGATAGTCCTTAAGTCTCATTCTCTCTAACCAATCAGGTCTGTACATCTTATTTAAGAATATTACTTGACACTTCTCAGTCTTCATCCTCATCCTTCCAAAAGTTAGGATATAGAGAATCGAAGAGTTCAAAATATACGTTGCCAAAAGTCTCAACAATGACTTCCTCCACTCGCTCATCGACTAGATCCGAGAATCTAAGTCCATTCCTATACATAATAGCGTGTCCTATCTCATGGAACAGAGTACGCCATTGATTCTCATCATTTTGTCTAGGGTTAACCCATATCTTTCCAGTAGAGCCATGAAATAACCCATCGTAGTCTCTAGCTACCTCTTTGGGGAGCTTTCTATCTATTCTAGTAGTAACTGTATGCTTTCTTCCGAGTACGCTGATCTTTTTAGGTAATGACATCTTGTCCTCCATGACAATTATTACCTTCATTATATTTTTAAAAGTATACTCTGCCAAAGGAGTATATTTATCAGTCATTATTCTATTTACAGACCGATTAGGACTTGATAACTTCTACTCATGAGAACAATTTCCGTTCAAAATTCATCAAAAATTAAAAAAGCTAAAATGACAGAATGTAATAATCAACACTTAACGCTCTGTTCAGCTTTTCAATTATTTTTCATTTCTCAAATTTTTTAGTACTCCAAAAGTAAAGTAAATATATTATGAGTATGTATAATTGAAAATTGAAATAATATACGAAGCTATATATGCATTGAGTCTAGACATATCTTGAAGCGTCATCTACTTTACTTCTACTCAGTCATTTATTCTGCTCTTCCCTAGGGGAATGGATTGGCTGAATTAAAAAACAGTCAATTTATTTAGTGGAATGGAGGAGAATCGAATGACTGAGTTATCTGACAAAATCTTCAATGGGATTAAAGAACATTATTTAGACGGAATTAGTCGAATCAATGGTAAAAGATTTAGATTTAAGATCGACGGCAGTAAAGCTAAAGACCTATCTAGAGTAATCACCGATAAAAACTTCCTTAAAGAGATCGAAGCTCCTGAATTCTTCTTTTTAGAAGATAAAGATAAGGCTAAATTAATCGAAGAAGTTTCGGACTGGGTACATGATGAGTTAAGACCTAAAACTCCTTGGACATTATCTACTAAAGGAGATTTCCCTAATTTAGTTCCTTGTATTGATTTAGAATCTGAAGGGGATAAATTCATGTTAAATAAGGCTACAGGGTGGGTCTCTCCGGTTACTTATAAGTCTTGGGCGGTATTAGTACCTAAAGAAGTCCGAGAAGATCATAATATATTAAGATGTCTTAGACGCTATCAACCCTACTCTTTAGATAAATCTGTAAAGGTGGAAGAAAATGAAGGTTACGGGACAGAACATTATATCATTAATACTTGCATTCAGCCTGAATGGAGATATAGCGATGAGCAGCCCGAAATTGCTCCTATTTTCGTCGATTTCATTGAGTCCCTATTCACTACTAAGGAAAGTCTACAATACGCTTTAAATTGGATTTATGAAGCTGTCTATGGAAGAAATGCGACGTACTTAGTCATGAATGGACGTAAAGGTATTGGTAAAAATATCCTAGCGACAGCGATATCTAAATTAGTCGGAATTCATAACTATACTGAAGCTCCCCGATCAGCCTTAACTAAAGAATTTAATACATATTTGATTGACAAAAGATTAGTCCTTATGGACGAGATTAGCTTTAGAGAAGCTAGAGAGAAGGATAAGCTTAAATCTTACCTTAACACTTTCCAAGCTGTAGAAGGTAAGGGAAAAGACGCTAAAATGATAGAGCTTCATTGTTCTATTATCTTATCATCTAATACGGATAAAGATGTCTTTATTGAACCTGATGATAGACGCTTTAGTGTTATGGATCTGTCAGAGACTCCACTTATTGAATCAATGGGAGAAGCTAAGATTGAAGAATTAGCAGAATATATCGAGTCAGTAGAATTCCCTGCAGCTTTTAATGCGTATCTTTCTAAGTACCGGGTGGAAGGATGGAATCCTAATAGACCTTTTATCGGAGCTACCTTCAAAAGATTATGCCTGACATCGTTGACAGTATGGCAAGCTAGTATATACGAAGCTATCATTTCTAAAGAGAAGTCTTCTTATAAAGTTAGTGATCTTATGAATGATGATACTAGGAGATTCTTCCCTAAACGTCATGGAGACTATAGAAATTTTCTTGAAAATTTTACAGTTGACGGAGAAGTCATTGGCTTTTATGAGCGGGGAACGAATATAATCGACTCAGAAATAATCCCACATAAGAGATATGAACCTGAAGTAATAGAAGACTTGGAGTAACGCATGAACTATAAGAAAGCCTTGGACTTATGTAAACATGAAAATATCTACTACTTACCTAGTGAATTAGTAGGTAGACCTAAGATAGAAGACTTGCAAAAATTTCTAGATCTACCCTATGATAGCCTGTCTATTATAGCTCCCCTACCTGACGGATCTTACTCTATAGTAGATGTAGTACAACACTCTCCATCGGACATATCAATATCAACCAATATGATAAGTAAAAAATTAGCTTTAGGATTTTTAGTGCTAAATTTTAGACTTGATATGCGAATAACCGATCAGGGATTAGGATATAAAGCTGTAGAAATAGAGGCTAGTAACTCAGTAGACGATGAGACTGTGAAGATGCTTGTATCTTATATTACTAACGTGGTAGTAAATTTATGTCTAACTTTACAGAAAAAAGAGACGGTCATATCAGATAAAGAGGCTATTTATAACATAGATAAGAAGTTAGTAAAACATAAGAATAGATATAGAAATAGAGATATTAGATTTGTCTCCACTAAAAAATATATCTCTAATAGCCCCATCTTAAAAAAAGTAGTTAACTGGACTCATTCCTTTTCTGTAAGTGGTCATTGGAGAAAAGTTAAAGGCGTAGGTAAGAATAGAGTAGGAGAGTACTGTATAGATGGAGCTACTTGGGTCAATCCTTGCATTAAGAATAAAGAGTTAGAATTTATAAATAAAGTAGCGGTAATTAAATGAGAAAATACGCAGCGATTGACTTTGAATTCAATACAACGAATGAAGCTAAACTTAATTTAGTCTGCTGTAGTATTACCTTCTCTGATGATCGAGAGCCGATGAATTTTTGGCTATACAACAATCCAAAAGGCGAATGGTATTTAGTATCTCAAAGAATTGCAGCTCTTCACGATGCAGGCTATCACTTCATCGCTTTTAATGTTGTAGCTGAGGCTCATTGTTTTATCTCTCTAGGATTAGATCCATCTCAATTTAATTGGATCGATCTTCAAAATGAGTGGAAGATGCTTACTAATCACTCACATAAATATATGTATGGAAAGCAGCTTATTGATGGAAAGGAAAAGGTAACGACTCCACCTAAGAATAAGTGGCAGCAGACTGAAGAAGATAGAATACGATCTAATAACTCTAAGCCTCAGAAGAGTCTCGCAGCTTTCCTTTATAAGATGCTAGATGTAAAGATTGATACTAAAGAAAAGGATTTTATTCGAGATCTTATTATATCTAATGATCGCATAAAGATCATTAAGATGCATGATAGGATTATGGAGTATTGTCAGTCGGATACTGAGTACTTAATCCCTGCTTATCGTAAAGTAGTTAAGGCTTATGTAGAGCTTCTAGGAAAGTCGAATCTTCCTACTTTTAAAGAGGTACTTTGGAGAGGGGAGACTGGAGCTAGAACTGCCATGATGACAAGTTTAGGCTATCCAATCAATCTTAAGAAGGTGCGTAACTTTGCTAACTCTGTACCTGAGATTAATAAGGAGTTGGCTGAAGATATTAATAGTCAATTTGACGAAGATCTTTTCGGGTGGAATAATCGAGATCAACGATATTCAAAAAAGATCAAACGTTGGAAGGAGATAATTCGTGAATCAGAATATGCCGAAAATTGGGTACAAACTGAAAAGTCAGATATTAGCTGCTCGCTTGATGCTTTTGAGAAAATCTTCAGTTTCAGACATGACTATCCAAGAGGTAATTTTTTTGGACAAGTTATGCGATACCTTAAAACTCAAAGATCATTCAACGGCTTCCTCCCTAGAGGAGCTAACGCAAAAACTAAAGACACTTTCTTTGATAGTGTTGGATCAGATTCTCGAGTCAGACCTTGGCTTAATCCGTACGGAAGCCAGTCCGCCCGCTTTCAACCCAAAGCTACAGGATTCATCCCACTAAAAGCAGCTTGGATGAGATCGCTCATCGAACCTAGACCGGGGAGAGCTATAGTTGGAATCGATTATGGATCTCAAGAATTCTTATTAGCCGCTCTTATTAGTGGAGATGAGAACATGATCGAAGCTTATCGGTCAGGAGATGTATACTTATACTTCGCTAAGCTTGCAGGAGCAGTACCTTGGGATGGGAAGAAGGAAGATTATAAAGAGCAGAGAAATCTATTTAAGTCGACAACTTTAGGAATCTCTTACAATATGGCAGCTCAAGGATTAGCTAGAAAGCTTACAGATGATACAGGTAAAAAGGTTAGTGAGAAGGAAGCTCAAGATCTTATCAATAAGTTTGAATCTGCATATCCTAAGTATGCTAAATGGATTCAAGATGTCCGACATACCTATAATGTGAGAAAATTTTTCAAATTAGCGGACGGATGGACACTTTTTGGAGATAATGGCAACAAGAGATCAGTTAGTAACTTCCCAATTCAAGGAATGGGAAGCTGTATACTTAGAAAGGCTATTCAGTTAGCTCAAGACGATGGACTAGATATAATCTTTCCACTTCATGACGCTTTATATATGGAGTATGACTCTTTTGACTACAATGCTATCTATAGACTTAGTCGTCACATGAGGAAAGCTTTTGCATGGTACTTCGACGATCCACAATTCGATCTAGCTTATGAGCTTATTAGACTAGATGTGAATACTTGGAGTCCTGACTATAAAGATGAAGAGAAAGTAGAGTATGGGATGAAGATTAAGCATCAGACAATTTACATCGATGAAAGATCTGAAGCAGAATATAACAGATTTAAGAAATATATGGAGGAGTAGATGAAGATTGAG